CTGAGGGGCCTTCAATGCTAGCTTATGATAAAAGGTGGACCTGTATTGATGATTGTGATGATTAACTAGGTCGGTCCATCAACCTGGGCAAGTTGTAAAACTGCCTAAGTATATATGTATTTACATAATCATCCACACATACAGTAGCAAGTGTATATATAAAAGTATGCCTAAGTATATACCTGACCCATAAGCTTATAAAGGAATATGCTTACTGCCTTAACATGTCCTCCGACCAAATTGAGAACATGTGCTTAGATGTCAGTGTTTATACTGACGACTTGCTATCTGAAATTAGGTATTTCAGAGAGCGATTAGAGGCCCTGCGCGACCAAGCAGAGGAATCATTAGAGCTAATACCTGACGCCTAAGCAACGCNAGAAAAACGCCCGCCTGAGCGAAATCAGGCACTATTTTACCTCCCTATGTNATGTAGACCCCTACCCTCTATTTTTGCTTTGGTAGGTANTCTATAAATTTTTTATATTTTACATAGAAAGATATATAAGGGGCTATGCATTGGGAGATACATGACAAATCAATCAAGTGAGTCCACCAGGTACATGATACAGGTAGGGCGCAATAGATTTAGGCGAGACACATGGGAAGCCATGAAGGACATATGTGCATTAGAGGGCACGAGGTTAGCAGATGAGATATGGTGTGCTATGGATGCGCATGTAAAGGAATATGCTAGCAGTAATGAAGTGAAGGACAGTGGAGATGGTAGGATACACATGACTTCAGCTTTTAGAAAACTAGAGCCAGATATGAGTATGCCAGAGGACACTGGTAATGTGTTTGACAATTTGGTAGATGAGACGGTTGCNAAGGCTACGCAGGATGTAGTAGAAGAGGTGATAGAAGATGAACGTACCCCGCGCGGAAGAGTGGCGACTAGCGATATGTTTGGACGTTTTAGAAAGCAATGAGCAAAGAAGGCAGGAGTTATACGACGGAGGACAAGCAGGAGGCTATGGGGTTGTACTTGCGAGGTCACGCGAACACGGAGATAGCAAGGAAGTTGAATAAGCGTTATAATTACAATATGACAGCGGGGACGGTAGCTAGGTGGGCAGAGAAGGGAGGCTGGGATGAGTATCGCAGTCAGGTAGAGATAGATTTGATAGAGCACACGAAGAAGACTGTTGTGAATGATATGGCAAAGAATATGCATGAGTTGGAGGAGGTTCGTCAGGAGTTTTTGAAGAACTTGCGAGAGGGTCGTGCGGATGTTCGTGGTCATGAGTTTGTAAAGATGACGGAGATGCTTGGTAAGTTGCAGGATATAGAGACAGAGAAGCAGGACATGGTTACGCACATAAACAAGTGCATAAACGAGGCATTGGATGAGATGGAGTTTGACAAGCGAATCAAGCAGAAATTTTTGCGAGCTTACATAGGTAAGCTACGGGGTGAGGATGTCTAAGAAACGTAATGGTTTGAGTGACAGTTTTGTAGCAGGCAAGCGCAAGCGTACTTTTACAGATGCAGATTTGAAGCGTGAGATACGTTATATGGACATACGTGCATATTGTTTGAAGAAGATGAAGAATACGCAGGAGCATCGAGATGAGCATTGGCAGGTGACGGATGAGTTGTTGAAGGTTTACATGCAGGGAATATTTGATGCGTGTGAGGATTTTCTTGGATGGTGTGAGGGAAGGATAGACCAATGACTGCAACGAGTGAGGATGTATGGACGGTTGTGTTGTATGAGATAATGATGCACATTCAGAAGTTTGTAGATACGAATCCTATGGATTACAGGGGTAAGGAGAAGAAAGCTTACACAACAGGATTGGGAATGATAAGTATATTGTGTAAGCGCATGATAGAGGACATAAAGGGACAAGAGGTAAAGGATGAGCACGTATAAGTGTAATATGTGTGACAATATAGGAATGCGTCAGTTATGTCGGGAGCACAAGGTGTTTCATGGTCATGGTATGGTTCATATAGATAAGATATACAAGGAGGACAGTAATGCCTGGTGGTTGTGTAATAAATGTTCGGAGCGTGAGCAATAATGTGGCGATGCAAGGTTTGTGGGTTTGTCATGGCCACGGTTGAGTATGAGAGCACAAATGGATTTTGCAAGGAGTGTCGTTATGAATGATTATGTAGCAGCGTTGTTGATAGGATTTTCTTTTATTGTAGGNTTCTGGGTAGGAGTAGATTGGTATCGCAGAAAGATTGATGGAGGCACAGTTGAGAAAGAAGCACGCACCTAGNNANGTAGCNTNNNATGAGTNTGTGTGGNCATGAGGCNACGCCAGGAGAGTATGCAAAGATGAAGACGAGAAAATTAAAGTACATAAATTGCAAGCATTGTTTGGAGTTGTTAAAATGAAGGAGTGGTTTGACAGGTTGGATAGTACTAAGCGTTTGGTTGTAAAGTATCTTAGAGATTACCCACATACGCGAGACAGCGATAAAGAGTTGTTTTTCATGATANTGAGGGATTATTATCGCGCAATACCTACAGAGCAAAGAAGCCAGCAGGAAGAGAGTTTTTTGAGTGATTTGTATTTACTTGTTAAGTATGCGCCAGATAAAGGCACGATAAGTCGTATGCGTAGAAGGATACAACATGATGACGGAGTTTTTTTGCCTACACCAGAGGTTGCAGAGATACGTGAGAAGATGGAGCGTGACTTTAAGGAGTGGAGTAGATGAGATGGAAGTTTAGTTGTTTTGTATGTGGTGAGACGTGGCAGCAGGAGCATAGAGATTTACATAAGGATGATTTTATTTTCAGTAAAAAGAAGGAGGGTCGTCCTATGTTAGATTGTTATCGTTGTAAGATAGACCAGATATATACACCAATAATGGGGGATTTAGTTGGTAATCGTTCATAAGAAGATGTCAGACCGTAATTGGACCTATTGTGGTCGGTTTGGTGATGCTGTAGCGTTATCTAAGTCAGATGATGAGGTTACATGCAAGGCTTGCAGGCGGTTTATAGATGAATAAACAGATACAGAGGAACAATATAAGTAGAATGTTGCGAACAAGCAACAGGAATCGCAATGTGTTACGTTGGGGTTCGGGTGAGACGGACGCGCATATTACTATGAAGTTTAATATTTGCAAAAAGTTAAAGGAATGGGGTCACGAGTTTTACACTGAGGCTATATTTGAGCCAAGTGGATTGCGTGCGGATGTAATAGATGCGGACACGGGTGTAGTGTATGAGGTGCATAATACAGAGCCAGACGACAGTTTAGTAAGGAAATCAGCGAATTACCCGTTAGAGGTCAGGTTTGTGGATGCTAATGCTGAATTTAGTGAGGAGATGTTACTATGAATTGTTGGCATTGTAATACAGAGTTAGTATGGGGGGGCGACCATGACGCAGAGGAGGATGAGTTAGAGTTTTCTATGGTTACCAATCTATCATGTCCTAATAAATTATGCAAAGCTTCTGTTTTTGTATATTTACCTAGAAAAGAAACAAAGGAGTTGTTATTATGAACAACAATTTTGAGAAGGATTTGGCTGATGGTCACAAGGGTGAGCAGGCAGTTAGGCATTTTGGTGAGACAGTTCTTGGTTTGCGGTTTATTAAGTATAATGATGACAGTGCTTTTGACATTTTGTTTGAAGATGACGAGTGTCATGTGCTAACTTACGAAGTAAAGACAGATTATTTTGAAAAAAACATAGATGAGGGGGGTACAGGTAACATGGCGATTGAATATAAATGTCGTGGTAAGAAGAGTGGGATAAGAAAGACTAAGGCGATGTATTTTGCATATTATATTCCTAACATTCGAGACAAGCAGCTTTGGGTAATAAGTGTAAAGGACTTGAAGAATTTGTTAAAGGACTGTGTTTACAGGCGAGTAAGTGGTGGTGAGACCTATTATGACAGTGATGAGAAGGTAACAAGGTGTTTTTTGATAGACCGATACAGGTATAGGAAGCATTTTGATGTTTATAGTTGGGATGGCAGGGGTTGGTTGTTATCATTAGAATAATTAGAGATGGCAATGTAATAGAGGAGTCTGAGAATTTACAAGAAGTGCATGAGAAGTTGATAATTTTAGATGCAGAAACTAAATATATACAGATAACTGTCGCAAAACACAAATGAACAACGCAAAATACATTTCTCAGGCGATTGCAGGTGCAATGGAGATAATGAAAGACCAGCCTTTGACTTTGAATGAGTTCATAGATGAGGTGATGCGAGACTATATGGACCATGAGCCAGGGACTTATGTTCCGTTAGGCGAGATGCACAATCAGTGGGAGGAGAATTTCAACAAAGGTGAGTTTAGTTCTATAATATGCGCACGGGGTCACTTGAAAACGACGTGGGGTTTGTGTGTATTGGCATATTACATGCACAAGCAGCCAAACTTTAGAGCGTTGTATATTTCAGCGACATTGGAGCAGGCATGGGACAAGCTTGAACAGTTTGAGGAGTTGTGTAAGCGTAGTTGGCGTCTTAGCAACTATCTTGAAAAGGGTGACGATAGGAAGGTGACAATACGTAAGGGTGCTAAACGGTTTAACAATGGCAGTAGGGTTCACGGTGCAAGTATTGGAAAAGCACTTGAGGGACCTCACGTTCATATGATTATTTTGGATGACGTTTTGCAGGAGTTTCCAAATTTGACAGATGAGAAGGTTATCCATTATGTTCAGAGAGTTGTAATGCCGATGCGTTTGCCAGATTCTAAGATGTTATTAGTAGGAACTCAAAAAAGGGTTGGAGACATAACTGACTGGGTATCTGAGAGTTCTGAGTGGAATGTAGTGAGGCATCCAGCACTTTTGGAAGACGGAACTCCGCGTTGGCCAGAGTATTGGAATCAGGAGCGTTTGGATAAAGAAAAGGAGACAATGGGAAGTCGGGCGTTTGAGTCTGAGTATATGTTAAATCCTTTGGACCCAGAGAGTGCGGTTATTCCGTATGAGGTATTACAAAGATGTTTGGATGAAAATTTAGATATGGGGCTTCCAGATTACACGGACGATATAAGCGTCATGATGGGCGTTGATTTAGCTGTGGGTATGAACAGTCAAAACGATGAGACAAGCTATTGTATTGTGGCTTATAATAAGCGTACGGAGCATCGTAGGTTACTATACAGTTGGACAGGGAAGGTAATGGCACAAGGTTCGGGTTGGTTAGAGACTCAGGTGTTAAAGATACGCGAGCTTGCGAAACGTTTTAATCCAGAAACGATAATGATAGAATCGAATGGGTATCAGAGACTTGTGGTTCATAGTGCGAGTGATTTGGCGGGCTTACCTGTCGAAGGGCACAACACGGGCAGAGAGAAGCACTCGCATGACGTGGGTATACCTGGGTTGGCCTTGGAGTTTGAAAAAGAACGCTATCAAATCCCGTGGCAAAAAGAAATAAGAGAGGCAAGTAAACCAGGCCCTAGAAAGTTGACAGATGGTTTGAGTCGTTTGGTGTATGGTAAGAATGGTAGACTTGAGGGTCACACGCCTGATGCTGTGATGGCGTTATGGATGTGCGAATTAGCAATAAAAAATCTCAATAAAAAAGGATTAAGTTTTGCTAGTTGGGATTATGTATAGGAAAGTTTATATACTATATGTACTTACATGCGTCCCAACCACTTATGAAAAAACGAACACGGTTGGAAATTTACGGGATTAGTGACGATACTAAAACTAGTCTTAAAGAAATTGCTAAGGCAGAGAATGTTCCGACTGGTGTATTGGTAGAACCTGTGCTTAGAAAATACGTTAAGGAGTACAATGGCAGATAAAAGGACTCGTTACAAGGTCCCTATTGGTGTAAAAAAAGAAGCGATGGATGGTCGTGATTTACGTCAGATGCATGGGTATGGTGGTGGTAAAGTGACAAAGATGATTAATCGTAAGTTACGTATGCAGAAAGATATAGGTTATGATACGGCAGTTAAGATTGATACATATTATAGAAGGCATGAGAAGGTAGACCCGCCAGCTAAGGGTTTTGGTGACAGGCGTAATCCGAGTAAGGGCTATGTGATGTGGAAGCAAATGGGTGGTGATGCAGGACACAGGTGGAGTAAGTCATTAAAGAAGAGATTAGATTTGTTACAAAAAACAGAAAGGCTTAATAACATAATGAAGACATTGGAGGACATACATGGCATGGTACGATAGGATACTTGGGCGCAAACCGATAAGAAAAATATCTGCGTTAGAGGAGATGATAGCAAACGACACTAATCAAGTGATGAAAGAGGCAAGGACTCCTGTGTATTCTGCGATGGGAACAAATGCGCAATATCAAGAGTCGATATTACCTCCGATAGACCAGAGATACCTAGAGCAGCTAGCAGACCGTTATTCGCATTTAAGGACGGTTATTTCGCGTATTGCTTCGCAGTCAGTTGCAAAGGGCTGGGAGTATCATGCAGTAGGTGACACTGGTGATAAAGAAGAAAGAAAAATATTAGAAAGTTTATTGAGAGACCCGACAAGAGGAGATGCAGACATATCTGGTATGGAGTTGTTTAAGGCAATGATAAGGCAACTAGAGATATTTGATGATGTGTGGGTTAGTATTGTTTATGACAGGGTGCAAGGCGGTGAGATGAAGGTAGTCAAACAGCTTTGGGTAGAAGATGCAAAGCACATGAGATTTCATGTAGATGAGTATGGTAGATTTAGAGATGACGTTTATTTTGATGTAATAACTAGAAAGTTTGTAGATGGTCCTGATGCACAGACAGAAGGAGGAATACCTGCTGCAAAGATGGCATATTTCTATGACCAAGGTACAGACCACGAAAAAATACCTTTTGCAAGGGATGAGATTATACATTTTAACAAATACAGTGCGACAGCTAGACTATATGGGCAGTCGCCAATTATGGGTCTTTCTAAGAAAATCGAAACAGCATTAGCGATTGAAAACTTCCAAAACAAGATTTATAAATTAGAAAGACCGCCAAAAGGTTTCTTAGATATTCCAGG